GTAGATTTTGTAGGAGAAACAACAGATATATTAGATGATATTCAGCAAAAAGAAGAAATACAGAGAAAAATACTAAGTAACCAAAAAACACAGAATGAGCATAACAATTAGCCTGAAAAGCCAAAATGTAGAAAGAGATGTAGTTATTCCTGTAGAATGGAAAGACATAACTGTTAAGTATTGGGGGGAATTATCTACTATAATAAAGAAACATTATTCTTCTGCAAATGAGCAGGTTGAGAGTAACAAAAAAAACACTCACGAGCTGCTAAAGAACCCTCTAATGGCAGATTTAATTAAAGATAATCCGCTTAATGATAGCCAAGTATTGAAAATGAACGCTGATATATTTAGCTATATTACAGGATTAACGAAAGAAGAAACATCTTTGATTGATGTAAGTAAAATAACTCAAGTAATATCGCTAATAAATAAATTAACTGAGGAGTACAAACCTAAAGGTCTTAGGTCTTTTGAATTTGAAGGAGAAGAATACTTATTTCCATCAGAATTTTTTAGAAAATCAACTTATGGGGACTTTATAGAGTCTACTCAGCTAGATATGTATATAAAGGATATGGAAAATGGAAGATTTGATGTTTTACCTGAGCAGATGGCTATATTATGCAGAAGATTAAATGAAGAATATGATGAGGAAGCTATATCTGATAAAGCAGAAAAATTCAGAGGACTTACAATGGATGTTATTTGGGAGTTCAGTTTTTTTTTGACTCAGCAAACCGAAAGATTAGTGAAACTTACCCCTACATATTTGGGGAAACAACAACAAGTACAGGAACTGTGAACACAAAAGGACTATACAAAACATATATAGCACCATTTGGATGGCTTAACAGCCTTTATATGTTAGCTGAGAAGCAAGTATTCAATGTAGAAGGTAAAAACGGCATAGATAGCGTTAAAGGAACTAATCTTTATAATGTTATGACATACCTTAGTTGGATAACGGCAAAAAACACTTATGAAAATAAAGTTCAAGAGAAAATTCACAATCCAAACAAAATAATGTAACATGGCAATAGTAAGATTAACAGATTTAGTAGCAACAATGAAGGATAAATGGACTTATGGAGATAAGTTCTTTGGATATACAGAGGAATTTAATGATAATCATAACACTCAGTACCCTTCTTTACTCATAACACCACCTAATTCAGCATATCCTGAAGTAACACCTAGAAATGGTTGGGAAGAATACTCATTTGAGGTTTATTTTTCAGATTTGTATAACAGAACCGACCAAGCTAACGAAAGTATTGAACAAAGATGGGATAACCTACAAGACTTAGCTAATGAGTGGTTAGATTTGTTTCTAAAGCACTATATGGGTACTCAAGCACATAAAACCACTATATCATACTTAATGGATGGTAGTTTAACAATAGAGAGAAAAAAAGAGGTTGCTAATGATCAACTTCTTCAATTAAAAATGAATTTTGGGTTTAGAATATTTAGCAAGTGCTTTGCACCTGTATCTAACTACCCAAATCAAATAAGTGGGTTGTCATCTTGGTTAAGAGCAGACAGTAATGTTACATTCAGTATTCCTACTAAAAAAGTTAGTGCTATTGGAGATGGTTCAGGGACTAATGGTGTTGCACAAGCAGACAAAGAGTTACAACCATTAAGATATACTTATGGTGGAGGTAATTTAGATAAGACAATGTTTACTTTTGATTCTGATGCTTTAGTTTCAGACAATAACTTCACTACAGATGGAACTACAGCTCAAGAATTTACAATATTTGAGGTTAGCAAAATCAATGCAGTAAGTCAATCAGTTTTTGGTTATTTTGAATTTTCAACAGGAGCTTATATTGAGATGGGACTTAACTCAACAGGACATTATACAGGTTCTGTTAGTGATGGAACTACATTATTAACAAAATCAGCAGGAGCAACAGGTATAGGTGAATACCATATAGGATGTTTAAGAAAACAAAACAAGTCAATATTTGTAGACTACAAGTCGGCAACTTCTTCTAGTAATTTAACGGATTATGATGCAGCCTTTGACACATCAGTATCTTTTGAAAATGAAAAATTCAGAATTGGCTGTACTCAAGAAAGTGATGGACTTATTCCTCCTGCAGCAATTAACACTAGATTTTTAGATGGTGATTTCCAAGAAGTTATCATCTATGACAGAAAGCTATCAGATTCTGAAATGGCAAAGGTAGATGATTATTTAAATAAAAAATACAGAATATATTAAGATATGGGAGTAATATTAGGAGTTTTAAAGTGGGGGAAAGTCCCAAATTGGGGAAGTGGGGATGCAATGTATGCTCAGCAATCAAGGTTTACAGGAAATAAATTAGTTTCTGCTAATCAACCTATGATATATCAAATCGTATGGGAAGCAGCATCAAGACCTCCTGATTACACTCCTGTAATTTATCAAGATGTTGTTAATATTGTGTTTCAAGTATATGGAACAACTGAATTTCCATCTCCTGCAAGTGTAGATGATTGGGAATTAATAGGTCAGATTAAAAAATCAAGGGACATTCCAAATACTAATGTAGTTAATGATGATGTACCTACCTATCAAAGATTTACAGTAGATATTTCAAGAATGGTTGCAGACCAACTTTCTTATTCATTAGTACCTATAGGTAAAGGCTCTTGGGAGAATACAGAATATGGTGGATTGAATGGAGGAACTCCAAAACAAGATAATATAGTGATGGGTGTCAGTCCATACAATGTTACTAGAAATGGTGCAATAAGAACAATTAGAGTAGAAGCTTACGCTGAAATGTTAGCAGAGGATTTAACTATAGAAAAAGCAACTACTACAGTTTCTGCTCCTGATGCAGATTATGTTAGAGCTATAAATTCTGTTCCTAACTTTAGTAGCAATACATATCTAGCTAGAATTAGAGAATTAAATGAAAACAGTCCAACACAAACTAGTCCTCGTAGAGCATTAACAAATAGCCCTAATGCTACATATAACAACCCTGCAACTCACAATCCTTACTACAAAAAACCTATAAGACTATCAGACCAAGCTGAGTTCTTATATTTTTATGCAGCTAATGTTTATGATAATGATGATGATACAGAAAAGTATAATTTATATGAGGTTTTTGGAACAACATATACTGCTGCAGGAGTAGAACAAAATGAATTTGTATTAGGTTCTACTTACGAAACCACTTCAAGTGTAGGTGGAGATGTAACTGATTTAAGGTCAGATATATCACATAGTTTTTTGCAAACAAGTGGAGGTGCTGCATTTGAACAGACTCAAAATCAAATATGCGTTCAAAATGTTTCTGCAGGATATATACAAACTCACGCTTATCCTCCACAACAAGGGAATTATCCGTATGGAGTAGCTCTAGGAGGGGGTAATGGTGGTGGACCCCAATTCTCCCCAATAAATAGCACTACTGCTTATTATAAAGTTTATGTTAGAGGTGTTTTTAACTCAAGTGCTACAGGATGGACAACTAAAAGACATAGCTCTGTATATTGGTATAAAATAAATAGAGAAGAAGAAAAGCCTGTTTATCAACCTGTTAGATTTCATTGGCTAAACGCAGCAGGAGGTATAGATTCTTATACAGCTACAAGAAATGTATTAGAGTCTATCAGTTCAAATAAGTCTGTAATGGAAACACAACTTCCTGATAGGTTTTATATGCAAGATACTACACCTGATGGTACAGCTTTAGAGCCGGGAGATTACTTCAATGACACTATGAGAGGATTTGACACATATAGAGGAGGTACTGAGGTTTTAAGTGTTGATGCTAAAATAAATAATAGTGTTTATACAGAGCCATTAAATGCATTAGAAGCTAAATGGCTTAGAGAGATATTTCAATCTCCAAATGTGTGGATAGAAGAAAAAGCTGCTGAGTCTGATGAATTTCAATATGAAACTGATGCTGCATTTCATATGAACACATTAAACTCTACATTAAGACCTGTAAAGGCTATCTACAAACCTGTAATAATAACTAATTCAGAAGTTGTATCATTAGACCAAGAAAAAGGATTAGTAATGTATAACATAGAGTACACTCATTCTCAAGGAATACTTACCCAAAGAAATTAATATGATTAAAATACAGGTACTAGACTATAAATATGGAGGTGGGGGAGGTATTGATTTCAATAATAGTGTTGCAGGAACTTTAGATGTTGGCGATTCAGAGGATTTTCCTTTATCAATGAATTTCTCTGTAGCAGATGCTAGAAACCTAAACTCAAGAACAGGTACTTATAGTAAGACCTTTAAGATACCTGCAACTAAGAATAATAATAGAATATTAAAGTATTCTTACAATGAGGGTTACAAATTAGATTCAAATACAATATCTAACGAAAAAGAATGTAGAATAGAAGTGGATAATACTTTATCTATTGTAGGATTACTTCAAGTAACTGCAATAGGAAAGGCTAGTCAGCCAAAATACTATTCTTGTGTATTTTATGGTAATAATGTTGGATGGGCATCATCTTTAGGAGAGAAACTCCTTAAAGATTTAAGCGTTAGGAATGGTGCAGATGGAAGTGGATGGGATAATCTTAATGGCAAGGGAAATGGAGTAAATTTAGAAGCTAATAGAACAGAGATAATAAAGACTTGGAAAGCAGATAATGCTGTATATAAAACATCTTCAGGGGTTCAAAGTGCTAGTGATATACCTATAGTGTACCCTATCGTTGGATATGGAGAAAATAATGCAGGTGGAGCAGAAGGTAGACTTCAGTTGCTTAAAACAAAGCATGAAGTAAAAGGAGGTGCTGCAGCAACAGTAGGTTATTATGGTTTTTATGATTCAGGGAATCCTTACCCAACACCAATTCCTAGTATGGATTGGCGACCTGCTATATTTATATATGATATTATAAAGCAAATATTCCTTCAAGAAGGGTATTCTATAGTATCTACCTTTATTGATAGTAATATGTTTAAGGGACTCACAATGCTACTGCCAAACTTCAGATACAATAATGTTGATGAAAGAGTTGCTGCTAACAGCATATATGGCTCGTTTACAGGAACAGCATATGTTGGAAATTACTCTAAACTTACTGCTAGTACTTCTCCAAGCTATTCTCCAAGCGATTTTAGATGGGAAGCACAAACTATTCATTGGGATGGGGATAATACACCGGGGACAAATAAATTTGTTACTACAGGTAATTCAGCAATTTATGATGATTCTAGTGGATTCTTTACTATAACAGAATTTGGGTTTTATGATATAAGCATGGAAAATATAGGTTGTTATCTATCTTCAGTTTGTGAGGGTGATTCAATCAAAAATCAGGTGGTATATATAAGAATTAGTTGTCAAGTGCAAACTGTAGGACAGGCAACTGCATCAAGTTGGAAAGATATAGGTAATGCTTATGCACTTACATATGATGAAGGAAGGGTTTATGATTGTAATGCAGTTGTTGGAGGTGTTCCCGGCAATAAAAGGTCGCTTAATTTTGAAGCATTACAAATGGTTAATGAGAATCAATGGTTAAACAAAGGCGATAATTTAAGGTTTAGGATAGAGTACAAAATGGGTCATAATGATAGTACAGACAAAACTATGGGATGGGAAGTGTTTCTTTATGGAGGTTCTAATCCAACTAACGGTGGTTCTTCAGATAGTAATGGATTATTATCTATAGTTCAAAGAGGAGAAAGAGTTGAGTATGGTCAGACTTTTGACTTAAAGAATGTTATAGATAACGAAAGCACTCAAATGGGTTTTTTAAGGGGTGTTATTCACGCATTTAATCTTCAGTTTACAACGGACTTAGTATCAAAAACTGTATATATAGAGCCATTTAATGATTTCTACAAAGAACAGAAGGATGCTATAGATTGGACTTACAAGGTAGATTTGTCTAGGGTTCAAGAAGATAAATGGGTGCAATCTGAATTAAGGAGAGAGTTAATATTCAAATATAAAACTGATTCAAATGACAAAGTTGTGGAACACGTAGGCAATACTTATTGGGATGGAATATTAGATGAACTTCCTTATAGAGAATTTACAGGAACTGAATTTCCTTCAGGTCAAAGTATTTTTGAAAATCCATTCTTTGCAGGTTGTTATAACTCACAAGATGGACAAACCTATGCAGGTGCAGGAACAACAAATCAAACTCCTTTCAGAGCAAATCTTTGGGGACTTTGTGATACAGGATCAGTTCCAACAGCAGGAAGTAGTTGTAGACCTGAGAAAGGATATAATTTCGTTCCTAGATTAGTTAATTATGTTAAATCTTCTAATCTCGCTAATCCACCATCTCCTATAAGACTTGCAGCAGGAGTTCAAGTATTTGGAGATACTGATTTAATGCAGATAGTTCCCGGGTATAATGTCGTAGACACAACTACAACTCTAGTTTATGCTAATAGTGTAGATAATTTTACTTTTTCAGCTAACCCTAGAAACCCTTTAACCTATGGTAGTGCAAGTCAAAGAACTTACGATTACACAACCAACTCAATAGGTTCTTCTTCTGTATATAAAGGATTATACCAAGAATATTATCAGCAGATGATAGAACAAATAAAAGCAAATCCAAGAATCAAAACAGTATATGTTAATCTAAAATTATCTGACATAAATAATTTAGATTTAAGAAAATTAGTTTACATTGATGGATATTATTACAGAATTAATCAAATTATAGATTACAACCCTAATAACAATGAGGTTACAAAGGTAGAGTTAGTTTTATGGGAAGATAAAGGAGTTTTCACAGCACAACCATCATCATTTTAATAATTAATAAATGACTAGACAAATAAATAGTAACGGACAAGCTTTAGAAGAAGGATTAGATGTATTTATATCTGTACCATTCCTGTCTAATGAGTATTTATCATTTAATGATTCGTTTATTCCATCAACCTTAAGTGCAGCACCTATTGCTTCTTCAGGAGTAGATTACGCTGTAGAATCCGTAGCAACAGCAGGGCTACCTACTAATTCAAATTCAGATTGGTTCAGGTATGGTTCTGATTCAGAAACAACTCCTGTATCATTAGACAATATAATAAGAATAACTTCAGTAGTTAGTGGTACAAGTAGTATTTCAGGTATATTTCAAGAGTTAAGAGAGCTAATAGTAGGTAATGAATACACTATTACTGTGAATTTTCATAAAACAACTGACATAGGGACTTTTGGGTTATCAAGACTTTATAATTCTAGTATAACTCCTTATGCTTTAACTCAGTCTGCTGTAAAACAATACACGCTGCCGTTAAGTAGTATAACTCTTGATTTTACGGCTACAACAAAAAGTGATATACTTTTTATTGAATTTACATCAACAGTAAATGGAAATTTAACAGATATATCATCAATTAATGTTCAAGAAAAAAGCTCTTATCAATTCCCTGTAGTTACTAATCTAATCGGATCAGGAGTCGCTAAAGTTTTAAGGAGAAAGTATAACTCATTCATACCTTTGGAGGAAGGACAACCTGAACCTACAGATTAATGGCTGATTATAAATTAATAACAGAAGCCTTAGAGAAAGAAAAGTTTTTAGTGATAGGAGCCTTGAAAAAGGAACTTGAACTTCAAAAGCATATAGGTAAGGGAACTTTAAGAGATGGGTTTTATCATAAAATAGTCAGCACTCCTGATAGAATTTTTCTTTACATTATGAACAACACACCTTATATGTGGTTAGTTAATGATGGAAAGTCTACAGGTGTTAATGCTAGTTATAATGATATAGATGATTGGACTTATGATAAGGAAAAACATGGGGAACTAACATTTGGAAGTGAACACGAAAGGGATAATTTTGTAAGTAGTGTTAAGCAAGAATTAGAGGATAGGTATTTAACTCGTGGAGGAGAAATAGTTGCGCAAAGAAGGTATTTCTTTATAGATTTTGCAAGAGAAAGTTGGAAGAAAAGTGGAGCAGTTAAAAGGATAGAAGATGCAATAGTGAAAGATGTTCAAGGTGTTGTAGATAAAGAATTAGTAAAGAAAGAAATTAAATTAACAATAGGTTAAAATAAATATATATGGCAAGTAAGGTAGC